AAGAAATTGCTGTGGCACAAGCGGCGGCAGCGCAAGCGCAAGAAGATTACAATTCCTCGATAAAAATGGTTGGAACAGGCCCGACATTACCTGCCGACCCGTCAGATTACATAACAACCACACAGGAGTTCAATGAACTAACGTCTGCATATGAAGCAAACAAAGCTGAAATTGACCAGCTAAACGATGAACTTGGTGATTATATTGGATTGCAGGAAAGTGCTGCTGATGTAACCGATGTCACTAGCGAGCAGCTTGAGCAAGTAACATCACTTGTAGATGAATACGGAAATGCATGGTCTGAAGCCTACGAAGTGGCAGCAGAATCCTTGCAAGAGCAACTGGGTTTAATGCAGAAGATTGGGGAACAGGATGATACCAGCGTCAGCGACATCAAGAAAAATCTTGACAAACAGCTCTCTGTGGTTCGTGACTATGAATCAAATCTGCAAACCATCTTCCAGGCGGCAACAGAGAACGAAATTGACATAACGCCTATTCTGGACGATTTAACAAGCGGAACCACCGACGCAATGGCGGCAGCACAGGCAATCGCTGACAGCGTGAGTGGTGGCAGTACCACTGCGCTGGAAGGGCTTGTAGATACTACCTCCACCATCAACGCCACAGTTGCCCAAATCAAAAGCGACATTGCTGACCAGCAACCAGAAGTTCAATCTGCGCTTAATAATATGATATCGGGGCTTACACTTGATGACACAGAACTAACTCAAACTAGTATGACAATTAGCCAAGATATCATTCAGGGGCTAATTGACGGTCTTGCTGATAGTAGTGGTTTTACATCCAAGGCAACAGAGATTACCAACGCTGGCATGGATGCAATCAAAGCTGCGGCTGGAACGCATAGCCCGTCAACAATCACAACAGAGGTTGGTCAAAATATCGACGAAGGACTTATTGTCGGTATGGCCGCAAAACAGGCGGTAGTGGCGGCAAAAGCTATTACTGTGGCTCAGGGCGCAATCAATGCCTTCAGGTCATCTATGTCACAGAGCATTTTCTATGCGATTTCCTCTAATGCCATACAGGGGGCGATTAACGGCATCAATGCCAAGAAGTCCTCTCTGATGGCTACAGCAAAGACGGCAGGACAGGCCGCTGCAAATGCTTATAAGAGTGCTACGGCGAATATGAGAGCCTATGCTTCAGGTACTACCTATGCAGCACCTGGCTGGTCATTAGTCGGGGAAAATGGTGCAGAGCTGATGAAAGCGGTTAATGGGACTTATTCTATTGTGGGTACTAACGGTCCACAGCTTGTACCTATGAGTGGCGGAGAGACAGTTTATACTGCCAGCGAAACACAAAGTATTCTGGCAAACAGTGCATTAGAGACAATGGCATATCAGCAGACTGCACCAAATCAGAATCAGTCAAACCCTGTAGCGTACCCCTCCCCGCTTGCAGCAATCAACAAAACAGAGAGCGGAGAAAACGGAACAGTGATTCAACTTACCTATGCACCGGTCATTCAGGCGGTTGCGGCGGCTATGGATGGCGGGATTCAGGAGCAGCTAAAGAAACATGACCTTGAACTTGTTGAGAAGTTAAACCAAATGCTTGATGAGCGAGAGGCCAGCCAGCGAAGGAGGGCGTACTAATGGCGCAGGTTTACACCACAGTCAGCGGTGATACATGGGACAACATAGCCTACAAAACAACGAGTAACGGATGCAATATGGATTTGCTTATTGCAGAAAATCCGCAGTATTCGGATACATTTGTCTTTCCGGCAGGAGTTCAACTGACCATTCCTGAGATTGAGGAAACCAGCAGTACGCTTCCTCCTTGGTTCGAGTAAACGAGTAAAGAGGTATGACTTGATGAATGATATTGACAGTGCTTACAAGACAAAGCTCTCTGTGCAGATTAACAATGTGGATATATCTACAGACGTAAACAACCATTTGCTCACAGCTTCCTTTACAGATTTAGAAGATGGCAGCGCAGATGATATAGAAATCACGCTGGAGGACCGAGATAACGAAATTATTGGAGGCTGGCTGAACACTGAACTAGGCAAGCGAGGAACAACAGCAACAACCTATACTTGTCCATATTCGGAGCCAAGTAATAACTTAAAAAAAGGGAGTAAGGGAACCGGCGTGAAGTGGCTGCAATGGTATCTAAACAGAGTCAATGGGGCTAAATTGTCCGTGGATGGAACTTTTGATAGCAAGACCCAAACAGCAGTAAAGAAATACCAGAAGAAAAAGAGCATGAAACAAACTGGGCAGGTCAACAGCACCATGCGCTCGAAACTAAAAGACGACTTGTCAGCGGCGAACGCTACAGCTAAGACGGCTCAGAAAACGGCAAGAATGACAGTGACAATCACGCAGGTCAATCAAAGTTTCGGCGGCAAGGATTTGACATTGAATTGTGGTAGCTTTGAACTTGATGAAGTGGCATTGAAAGGTCCTCCACAAATTGTCACACTGAGGGGAACAGCACTGCCTTATGGTTCCACGCTCCGCAAAACAAAGCACACAAGGGCGTGGGAAAATGTCACACTTTATGGTATTGCGAAGGCAATCGCTAAGACAAATGATTATTCTGTGCTGTACTTGACAAACAAAACGGTAAAATACACCAGAAAGCAGCAAACTAATCAGACTTATATTACTTTCCTCCAAAAGCTCTGTACGGCAGCTGGACTATCCCTAAAAGTAACAAGCAGTACCATCGTGATATTCGACCAAACTGAGTATGAGAGCAAGACAGAAGTGAGAACGCTGAAGCGTGGAGACGGAACTTACAGCTCTTATGACTTCAAGACCTCCCTTTCTGACACCGGTTATTCATGCTGCCATGTGTGCTGGACAACAGGAACAGGAACAACAATCGAGTACACCTATGTTCCGAGTGGTTTCAAAAAAGATGAGGATAATATGCTGGAAGTGACGGACGAACCAGTGGCTACAAAGGCAGAAGCGAAACTCCTGGCAATGGCACGGCTAAGAGAAGCTAACAAGGGGGAAACAACCGGTTCTATCACGATGCCAGGTGATGTCACCTTATGCGCTGGACTGACAGTAAAAGTCAGCGGCTTCGGCGATTACAGCGGAAAATATATCATCGAAGAAGCAAAACACACTATCAGCAAGAGTGGAGGCTACAAAACCACGATCACGATAAGACAGGTTATTACGGAGTATTGATATGACAAAAAATGTACAAGAACAGCTCAATGCTCACACAGATGAATTAAACCAACTCAAAGGAATAATCTCAATCGCAAAAGTTTCCACAGTATCAACAGCACAACGCACAGCTAGATTGATTTTGGAAAACGGAATTGTGTCGGAACCGTTAAAAGTGTTGAGGCGTGGAGATAACTGGATGCCATCCGTTGGAGAACAGGTAGTGTGCTTAACTCGCAAAGGTGGCAGTGGATTTATTGTGGGAGGGCTGTGATAGGATGGGATATTCAAAGAGTCAGAAAATTACACTAAAAAACGCTCCTTATTATAGTTCGTCAGACCAGAAAACGGCGCAGGGAAAGAAAAGTGGAACATTTTACATTTGGTCAGCAGCAACCAAAAACGGCAAAATCAGAATCACAACAAAGAAATCCTACGCAGGAAAAACGCCAGCCAGTAAGTATGTAACTTGCTGGGTCAAAACCAGCAGCATAAAAACAAGCTCCAGTGGGAGCACTAAAGGGAGTACTAAAAACGCTTCTACTAAAACGCCGACTACAACCAAGAACACAACGAGTACAACCTCGAACGCAAGTCCTGACAGTAAGAAAAATACAACCACAGTTATCAATATCGTGGAGAATTCGGACGTTACACCGGAAGGCACAGCACAGGGACAGATTGGTTTTCTCGGCAAAGTTTTGTTTGTCGTAAGCGCAAATCAGATTAAAACACTGGATAGTTTTACCCTGACAGAATCGGCCAGATATGTGGAACATGACCGGCATCTCAAAACACCAAAAGTTGAATTTACTGGAGTCGATGCCTCAAAAATCAGTTTTACCATGACATTGAACTGTTATTTGGGAACGTCTATTTGGGACGATTACAACACCCTGGCAAGCTACATGACTGGAGGCGTTGCGGTTCCCTTGAGAATCGGAAGCAAAACATATGGAAACTACAGGTGGTGCATCCAAAGCTTATCCGTGAAAGGGAATTCAACAGATGCGAAAGGAAACTGGACATCAGCAGATGTAACAGTAGCACTAATTAGTATCGAGAAGAAGGGATAAGCTATGCAAACTGTTTTGGCGGTTAGTAGCGATTTACTGGAAGAAATTGACCTGAACCCAACAGATGAAGTCAGTGAGATTGCACAAAACGTGGCTGCACTTCTGAATACGCCAAAAGGCAGTGTCCCGTTGATGCGAGAAATGGGATTGCCAATGAAATTTAGGGACTTGCCACAAAACATAGCGGTCAAGCGGCTTGAAATGGAAATGACAACAGCCCTTGACGCATACGAACCAAGAGCAGAAATGCAAGCAGCAACAGCTTTTTTTGCAGAAGACGGAAAAGCACAAATCACATTAGAGGTGACATTAAATGGCGGATGAGAGAGAATTTCCCGATGTTGATTTCGTTGAGACGGACACAAACACAATTCTGCGGGAGCTGGTAGCCGACTACGAGGCTACCTTTGGAAGAACACTTGCAATAGTGGACCCTGTGTACCAGCTGATGCTTTGGTTTGCGTCCGTTCTTTCGCAGGAACGGAGCTATACCAATATTGCAGCGAAGCGCAACCTCCCCCGTTATTCTGATGGAGAGTACCTTGACAGCCTCTCTGAAATCTTCAATGACATTTCGAGAAAAGCTGCCACACCTGCACAGGCAACTTTCCGGTTCACGCTGGGAGAGACAGTGAATGAAAGCGTCTTGATTCCAGAGGGAACAGAAATTACAACAACAGATGGCTCAATTATTTTTGCTACGGCAGAAGAAGCAGAGATTCCGGCAGGAGCTCTTTTTGTTGATGTCGATGCAGAGTGTACAGAAGAAGGAACGGCAGGGAACGGATATGCTATAGGCACTGTTTCGAGCTTGACGGAGCAGATTCCCTACGTTGACGGAGTGAAAAATATCAATGTAACAGCAAATGGAACGGACGAAGAATCTGACGATGAATTATACAACAGAGGGAGAGAAAGCTATGAGGGATACACGACAGAGGGGACGAAAGGCGCATATCGGTACCTGATAATGAAGCACAATCCTGCCGTTACTGACGTGTACGTCCACGAGCTGTCACCTGGTCAGGCGGGAATAACGATATTGATGGAAGACGGAGTTCCTTCAAATGACACTGTAGAGGATATACAGGAGTATCTTGATTCCGATGAAATTAGGGGAGTGACAGACCACCCAGTGGTTAGTCCGGCTAGTCCGGTTCCGTATTCCATTGAATTAAAGTATTACGGCGCAGACCGACCGGCGGTTGGTGGCGAAGAGTTAAGCACTTTAGTATCAAGTGCTGTTCAGGATTATATTGAGTGGCAGCAAGGTAAACTAGGGCGCAGAATCAATCCATCCAAGCTGATAGCATCTGTTATTCGAGCTGGCGCAGACCGCATTGAAGTTGCCGCACCAGTTGAAAAAATCCTTGAAGCAAATCAGTGTGCAGTATTGACTGGAACACCAGTCTTGATTTATGGGGGTGTGGATGATTGATTACAATGACTGGAACTATTTTCAACACTCCACTCAACCAGACACTTCCGCCTGCGCTGGAAGGCGACCCACGAATAGTAGCTCTGGCAACTGCGCTTGCTAAGCAACTGCAAAAACAAGCAATGTTGATCCATGACACAGTGGGAATTTATTACCGGATAGATGAGCTGTCAGAAACGATGCTGGATATGCTTGCAACCGATTTCCATGTAGATTGGTATGATTACAACGCTGCAGTAAACATAAAACGAAACCTGATAAAAAACAGCATAGCAATTCACCGCAAGGCTGGAACCTTAGCTGGTTTACGTCTGCTGGTGGAAAGCATTCACGGAGACAGCAGCATAGAGGAGTGGTTTGAATACGGTGGGAAACCATATTTCTTCAGAATCGGCATAAATATCAACGATGTAGCAGAAGTTATCAACAATAAAAGTATCATTGATGCAGTCAACGCCTATAAACCAGTGAGGGCACACTTAGAAGATGACGCTATTGCCTATCGTTCCGCCAATGCTATCAGGCTGTTTATGAGGACAAATTATGCCATTTACAGCACACCGGCCTCGGGAACATCACCAATAAGTGCTGTGTCAGGAATGGTCGAAGAGAGTGACTTGCTCTTGAAAACCATGAAAACGAGCGGAGTTTATAGCACACCTAAAACAGGAGATTTGGTATCAGGAACAGAACCGAATAGCACCGTTGTAGGAGCAGAAAATACAAATATAGTCCCTCTAACTGCCACAGCAGAGGGGATTGCATATGAGACACCGGTATGTGGTACTTCAAATTTCTTATAAGGTGGGATAGAAATGATTAACACAATCGCCTTTGACGATTTGCGCAACTTTATGAGACAACGCATTACGCACGCAAAATACAGGGTTGACTCAACTTGGCACGACGCAGAGGTTAAGGATATCTCAACGCTAACTGATGGGACGGTTCGGGTGAAAATCAGAATTACAACTAGTGGAGTAACTGTGAATAGAGTTGCTATCTACAATCAACTGGGCGAACAGTGGGCGTATCAAGACTGCACGATTCAGGTTGAAACAGGTCAGACTGGTATTCTTTTTTGGTTTGATTTGACGTTATCTGAATTTGAAGGATGAACGGGAGGTGAAATACAATGTATGAAAGAACCTATTGGCAAGACGAAGTAAGAAGCCCCGATAGACGTGTAACCATGACGCAGAACAGCGATGGAACCTACACTGTTGCAAAGGCTGGGGTACTGATGCAGCAAGGCACCAATCAGGACGAAGTTCACTTTAACAACCTTGAAGCTGGCATATCTGATGCTACAATAGCCTCTGCTCTGCTTGACTTTGCCCTGTTGCAGTATAGGAGAGAGGAAAGGGAACATGCCTCTGCCATTGACAACCATGCTGCCCTTGTTGACAGTGAAATCCTCGGCGAAACCCAAACCGTGACACTGTCTAATACTGCCAAATATCCGTTTAACAGCACAGTGGACGCACCTGTATCCGTTGCACTGAACGCTATCAGAAAAAATCTGTACTATACCGTCGAAGCAACTGTTACATCTTACACCGGTTTTGGAGATATTGGTGAAATCCTCATCACCGATAAAGCCCTGAACGGCTTTAAAGTTGGTTTCAGCGGCAGTGCAGCTAGTGCTACCCTGACTCTTAGAATCAAAGGAGGTATGACTTGATGAGCAAATGTAAAGTGATTGAAATCAATGAAGGGAAAAAGATTGATTTCGAGCAGAATAATTATAAGCTTACTTTCGGGGACGATGAAATTTCTGTGCGGTGCGACCGCTACCAGAAAGACTGGGATGTCCATCTGGATGTCTGCGTTAACAAGGACGGAAATCTTGTTATTGGGACAAATGAAGGCTGCTACTATGCAGCACAGATTGACATTCCGGCCATCCAATATGAGGATGCTGAGGATGTCCAGGGAGAAACCAGCAGCGCATCCAGTACCAAGGAGCGCACACCCATCCCACTTGATATGACAGATGTCACTGTAACACTTTGGAGCATCGAAGCTTTTGGGCTTTAAAATCAAAGAAAGGAATGCTTAAATAATGGCTAATTATTCTATGGCAAGCTTAGTTTTGTCAAGTGCTTGCCCAACTAACCGGCTGATTGCTGATGACACTGGCACACCTGGCGCATATGTTAATCTTGCCCCTCAAACACTGGACAAGCTGCTGACCAATGGTGATGGCTCTATTGTCCATCCTGCCTTCATGGTAGACGGTTCCCAGCGTGACCTCTACATCGGCAAATTTTTGGGTACGAGACACAATA